AAATCAATTTCAGAAGTATTGACTCCTGGAGAGACTAAGAATGCCATGTTTTCGCTCCTGTAAATGGAGATTTAAGAATCTTACTGGTTATTTAGTATTTCGGGGGTTTTAACGATTGACCACAGTCCAAATTGAACCACCAGAAACAAACTGATTTTCTCCATTATCAACTTCGTCATGACCTGCAATAAAGTTCGGAAGAGCTTCTTCTTCGATCTGACGCATTTGTTCTTCATGCAACTTTTCTTTAATATTGGTATTGGTCAGATCAGCAAAGAAACTCTGATTCGTCATCCAAGAGAATAAAACAAGAGTCATAACTAGGTCATCGTGACTCCCCTCTTCTGCCTCATAACTCGCTCCTTTGGATATGAAGGTCGAAAGTTCTGATATCGTATCAAAATCTTGTAAGATTATTTTTTGCGATTCGATCAAATTCTTAAGAATTGAACATCCAAGACGTTTGACAGACTTTGTTGTACGAATTCCGCGTTGCGATTTATTCCCATAGCCCCAAGTGAGTGCAACTTTACCTTTTACGTCGACCGTCGACAGGATATTCTCATATTCATAGTCTTCAAATAGAGAATCGACGACCTGTTGACCGTTGTCATTGATTTCAACTAACGAATATGCTTGATTGTAGTATTCGCCAATGCGCTTAATAATTGAAGGATAGACCAACGGACTGATGTTATTGTCTTTATATGTGCAGACCTGTTTATAGGGTATTTCAGTAACATCGATCACACTAAACGCCGAGTAGTCTAACCCCTTACCTCGAGATGTATCTGAGATTATGACATAAGTGTGGTTTGAGATCGGAGCCTGATAAATCTTAATTCCATTATCCGAGGTATGAATTGGAGTTACAAACGCGAGAGACTTGAGTCCAGCTGCAGAGATCAGGGTCCCTGATGAGCCCATGAATTCGCATTCCATTTCCTGCAGAAACTTCTGTTCACCAAGAACACGGCGTTGTTCATCCGCCCACTTCTGATCACGACCTGGAACCTGACGCCAGTTAGCCTCAACGTGTGTAAATCCGTTTTGACCTTCAACTGCTTCAGTCCACATCCTATAAAAGTGATTCATGCCATTTGGCGTTGAAGAAATTAAAATCTTCGAAGTTGTACCAGAAGAAATTGTTGGATAAACAGACGTGAAAAATTCTTCAGCGATATTACTTGGAACGAATGCAAACTCGTCAAGATATAGTAGCGAGATAGAGAAACCACGGATTGCGCTAGAGGCAGTAGAGTTAGCCAAGACGCGACATCCGTTTTCTAACTCAATGTCACCCTTGTTCCAAACTTTGACGCCTTGCTGAATCCACATTGGCAATGCTTCGTATGCTAGTTTGATACGAGCAAGAATTTCTCTTGATGTACTGGCTTTATTTGCAAGAATCGCAACGGTCTTATCTTGATTGAATAGAATGTACCAGAGAATATATCCGACGATGATCGTAGTCTTACCGACCTGACGACCTGCCTTTACGATAACACGACGGTTTTCATTAATATCTGTTACAACTTGTTTTTGAAAAGGATAAAGTTCAATTTGAACGAAACCTTTATCAAGTGTAATGATCTTAACATAGTTTTCAATAAAGTATGTTGGATCTTGAGCGCACTTGACGAACTCACGGATTTGATCTTCCGTAAGATTCATCGCCATGTTCACTCGCTTCAGCTTGGGATTGCCAAGATAATGCTTTAATTTAGCCGCTATTGGATTCATTCTTTAATTGTCGCAATAACTCAGCAGTGCTTCCGACGAATACTGCTTTGTCTACATTGATATTGGTTGGTGCTGCTGATTCTTTTGGTTGAAGTTCTTGTTGCTGCTTTTGAAGAATCATTAATTTCTCTGTGACATCAGAGAGATTCTTGATCATGTTTGCTGCTACTTCATACGCTCTTGGATGTTGCGATTCTTTTGCCACTTCAAGAATGCCTTCCAAAGCCTCATTACCTTTTTCGATAAGATTGTAATAATTAGCACGAGAATAGTCAGCATCAGGATTATCAACTGATCTGTCTGGCTCATGAATAGTAACACTTTTATTACCCTCGCTTACCACAGGAATATAATCAGTGTTTAAAATATCAGAAAGATTTTGGTCAACCTTACTCATGTTATATTTGGGAATATCTCTATTTGCTCATCAAATCCAAATGCATTATTCGCATTTGCAGTGAGTGGTGAAGGAATGATATTTAAATTGACCAATTGATTGTCAATTGGTGTATCCATTGATTGAATAGTGAATGATGAGTTTGATACTGCACCGACTAGTTTATTATTTGTTGTAAACGTTCCTGCAATATCAGTAATGTAAATTTGATTTGCTACATTATTCCAAGCAGAGACAAAGCCACTTGCATTTGCAGAACTTAAATTTCTACCAACATAAACGAGCTCGCCAATTTTATAATCTCCAAATCCTGATGATAGATTCAAAACCTTTGCACCAGTTTGTAGAACAGTGCTGTCGAATGTATTTGCAACAGACTTGCGAATGATCTTAACTGAATCATTGATAAATCCATAGAGCCATGCTTGGACAGTGAATGTTAGCGTCCAAGTCAAAACTCTTGTTTCTTCTGGAGATCCTGTGGCAGAAACATCATATGACAATCCTTCTAATACTATCGGAACGTCAATTTTATCGCCTTCTATCCCAGTTAGATTCATTGATATTGTGTGATCGGGAGCAAAATATGGCAAAATTTGCTCAACTAACTGTGTACCATCTTCAACGTTACGAACATAAATGACAAGATCAAATGAGAAGTTGTATGGTGTTGATGTGATAGTTGTTATACTATTCCCATCCTTGCCAGGAGAAAACTGCGGATTGAAGTTTGTGATTTTGCGCAATGGATCATAATTAATTGCAGTCATGTCAAATGACATTCTAGGTAATTGAATTCGCATTGATCGATCCAATCCTGGATCTTGTGTAATGCGTGTATAGAATTTTTCTTTATTTGAATAAGAAAGTGGAACAGTGATGCGTTCAATTTCTGTTTGACCATCTTTTGTGTAACGATATAACTTGAGATCGTTAAACATGGTGCCAAAACCAACAACAATCTTTCGAATAATTCTATGATAGAAATGTCTAGATGATAACATTATGGCTCACCGAATGGATTTGTTTCGCTGAAGTCTAGAATGTTATCAGCTTCTGTTTCAATTCTAAAATTATCATCATAATTTGATGCAGCATCTTCTTGAATGTTTGCGCTCGTCATAGTCCAAATAGCATTGCTGCTATTTCCTTTTATGCTTGACCCTGCAGCAAACTCTCCACGAATATTTCTCAAACGCAATGTTCTAGAAGGTTTGTCCCAAGAAGAAACATATCCTCTTGCTGTTGAGTTTGCTAGAGTTGCGCCTTGATAGACCAATTCGTGCTTTGTGAAAGATCCTGATCCACCAGCAGTCAAAATATAATCTATAGAAACTGCTTGAGCAATTGCTAGGTCGTCGATCTCGCTTACACCAGTAGCAATCAATTCGCCGTTATATTTGAAAGTCTCGAGAGATAACCCAAACATATACGGTGCTTTCTTTCCTGCTTGGAAGAAATTCTTTTCTTCTTCTACAAATCGGACTTCCAATAATTTTTGTTGTATTGGTAGATAAACTAGATCGCCTTCTTTTGGTAGGTTTCTTTCGCCCTTAACATATTTTTCGAATGTTCTTCGGGCAACGCAAACCTTTGCGTCTTTTTGAATCTCTAAACCAAACTTTGAGAAGAATTCCTGATTTCCAGTAAAATCATTAAACGTCTCAAGATACATATCAATCTTATATGCTCTTGTAAATGATTTTACAGGGTCGTCGCCAAACAATTCATCTAGTGAAGATTGTGAGTCTCTTGGAATGTAATAGATATCAATTCCATGATTTTTAATAGACTCAATGATCAAATCTTCAACAAGAAATTGTTCGCGAGTCGCGCCTTGATTATTGAAATAAACGCTGACTGCCATTTTATCCTACCATCATCCCTGGTGGTTCTTCATAAGTATCTCGAAGTTTTTCTTCAAGCTCTTTGATTTCCGCAACAGCCTCGTCATATATTTGTTGACCATTAACAATTAATCCACCTGGAAGAGTATAGTTACCATACTTCTTTAGGTTTGCGCCCCACTGACGCTTGAATAACTGAGTTGTATATTCCTTCACCCAAGAATCATTAAAGACTTTTTCATAAGTATCTTCATCAACCACTCTATGTGCTTCGAACAGAATATAGTCGCCTGCATCTAATTTACCTTCCCAGTCTTGCCACAAATAGAGTCTATTTGTCTTTTTGTTATATGAGTAAGGAGTTTCTCCAGTTACGATCATATCCAACATGGAGAGATGCTCTCTTGCAATCACATAATAGGTGTATGACGAAGAAGTTAGATTATAAAAGTCATTTAAACGTAATTGATAGTTAATATCAAAAATGTTAAAACCTGATGTGTTTGTTGAACTTACCGTGTCTCCAGTCATTGGAAACACTCTCGAGACCCCGATAATGTTGTCACATAGTCGAACATATTTGTTTAAAATGTCAGCGTTTGTGACCTTATGGGCTAGATAAACCCTTTCTGTGCCATCAAAGTGATAATTCTGGAACATCTGTAATGAATCATCGATGCGATCATCAAGTTGATCATCATCGATATTAATGTCGATTACAGGAAACCCAAGATTGCGTAGGCAGAAATCTTTTAGTTCGGTCTTATTTGTAGGTTTTGCCATTTAGAACCTCTCGTGTAGTTCTATATTTAGTTATTCGATAAGACTACCATCTCGAGAATTGTAAATCCTATTTGGGTCCATATGTGCAAATTGTTCCCATCGTGGTTCTCCTTGGAGTAATCTCTTTCCTGTCGTCTCTTCTCCAATATGCTCAATCAAGTTCTCGCCGTTCGATCCCTTTAAAGTCGCAGAAAACATCTGGTGGAAATGAGCAAGATACACCATAATCATTCCCTCATTTAGATTAAATTTCCAGTAATCCATAAAAGGATAATTGACTATCGCTCTAGAATAAAGAGAAAAGATTATCGGGAACGTTTTTGTGTTTTTGCTATAATAATATTTGTCTATCTGAGTATCTGTCTCATCAATCTTTGCTTCTGTTTCATGAAAATACCATGGTTGTCGTTGCAAAACCACCGAAGCCATTTTTGGATCCGATTCTAAAACTTGAATTAAATCGTCCACTTTGATTGGTTTGAGCAATACAACATCGTCCTCTTGGTGGAGAATATAATCGTATTCTGTGTTCTTTAAGAATTCAAAAAAGTTTGTCCAAGTTACGGATAATCCAAGATTATCGGGTTGAAGTAAACTATTGAAACCATGGACCTTGCAGAGCAAATTAAAGATTGCTGAATTTCGAGTTCGCGGATAATCGTCGATGATTAATCTGTCAACTTGATGGTCACCATAATCTAGATTCTTGAGCGAATCTAAAGTTTTTGTAAGATACTTGATTCGATTACACGAAAAGATTACATGAAGAATCTTCATTAGTATTCCGTATTAAAGAAGAACGTTTGGAATAATCTTCCATTATGAAAATTATCGCCGAAATAATCTAACGAAGCGTGGTATAAATTGCCACGATAGAGAACAATGCGATTATATTTGTTAGCAACATAATCTACCTTTTCCCATTTTGTATAGTCATATCCATCAAGATATGGCGCGCTGTTATCAGCTCGCTCATATTCTTTTGTTTCTTTCCATCGATACAATGCAGTCCCTGACGAGAGTGGCGCATCTGGAGTTAGATAACAAACAGCAGCCCAAGTATTAAAACTGTCAGCGTGGATCCACGTGCGATCTTTTGCAGTACAAATTTGAAATGCACCAGTGTATCCTGACTCTTCAAACCAATTAGTTACTCGACCACCTGCATTTTGCACGATGTATTGAATTGAATTCTTCAAATCATCAGGAAGCCATGGCTTTGTTCGAACTCCAGGATAATTTCCAGAGACTTCGAAAGGTTGCGACAAAGCATATGCTCTTACTTGGTCTGGATCCTGATAAAAATCATCAACAATGATTAATGTTGTTTTCATAATTCACCTTAATAGTACATGTATCTGCCAGAAGTTCCATCCCAGCCCGACACAATCCAATCTGTCTCTATAACGTTTGATTCATATGGTCTTGTAAAATAATATGAGAGCGTCTCAATATCATAATGGCTCATTGATGGTTGGTCAAGTAAATGGACAACTGCGTCATTTATGTCTATCATCGAATTTAATTGGCTCGAACCAAATCCGTACAACACAGTGCAGTACTGATGCAAACGATTATTGTTTTGATGCTCTCTCCTATCAACGAAAGAATATCTCCAAGAATCATTCCATTCGAATGATAGTGGTTTTTTAAAAAATATTTTATCTCTGTTTTCTTCTGTGAAGAGATTATTGTTTAAATTATAATAAAAATATCTTCCTGTTGCTTTTAAAATGAAATCATATCTAGATAAATTTGCTTTGTGATACTTGTAAAATGTGTTCAACAACAGAGATTCACAGAGACTTTTATTTGGGTGTGTATTGACAATTTCATGCGCTTCTGGTGATATTTCCTTCAGCTGAACAAATTGTACATTTCTGTGATACGAAAGATTGAGTCTATATTCTTTCACATCATCAGATGAATCAACGATAATGATCTTTGCATCAGGCAATGCGTTTTGTAATGAATTGACTGTGAAGATAGTCTGGCGAAATCGTTCTTCCGCATTAAATTTAGAACGAGTTTCACTGTAAGTAAAACGACCACTTCTTGGATTTATAGATGATCCAACGACTACTACTTTATTCATAAAATTGATTCTTTATCACTTTTTGCAAATATATTCTATGGAGTTCATGAATATTCTCATCGGAAAATTGTAAACCATGAGAATGACACTTAAGTGTATCTAACAAATGTACTTTGCTCATCGCATCTACCAACGATTTAAAGTCTCTAATTCTAAATCCAGTCTCGCCTTCAATCACAATCTCTGGAAATGCACCCCAATCAGTTGTAATTACAGGAGTGCCTGATAGATTCGCTTCGATGATCATGTTGCCAAATGGTTCAACATAATGCGTCAGCCCAAGTAAACATTTGGCGTTTTTCATCAATTGTTTTCGTTGCTCTGCGTTTGCAACGCCAAACATCTCAACGTGATCTGGAACCCTACTATATCCAATGCTCTGTAAAGAACCAGGACCAGCGATGATTAGTTTCTTACCAATTTTTTCTGTTGCTTGAATTGCAAGATGTATACCTTTCTCTTCACATACTCTACCAAAGTACAAGAAATAATCTTCTTTGTTTTGATTGTATTCAAATTCCGAAAGCGTGAATGGATTTCCAATCACAGCATCAAACCACGAAGGGCTCATGAGCATTCCACGTTCGCCGTAGAAATAATGCATATTTGCATATGAGGTGAATACTCTATATGGAGCAAAAACACCATTGGCACGATAGCCAATTGAAGGCTCAACAACCTTGCACTTTGGGTTCATATCACATGCAAGTTTATTGTCTACACCAAAGAAACAAACAATGATATCATCAGGCTCTGCTCGCTTTTGAATCTCTTCTCCTGCAAGTTGATTAAAGCCTACGATATCTTTTGGTGATGTTGGGATGTCAACGTGCTCACAATCAACTTGTGCGCCTGGAATTCCATAATGAATCATATGGAAATGTTGCGACAAATATTTGATGTACTTGTACGCATGAACCGCGAATGGATCAACGCGGTTCATCAATCCTGTTGGATTGCGTGGATTCGCTAATACATGAATCTTCATAACAAACTCACAAAAGAATATAATCTATTTATCGAACGTCCTTCATGGTCAACGTTCCCCAATATGTCGTTCCACCATCATATGTGATGAACGTCCACAAGTCGCGAGCATTTGCAGCAGTTGTTGCAGGAGGTTGTGATCCACCAGCCCAATAAATTGTATTGGAGAATGTTGGATTTTTTGCACCTGTTCCATCTTGCAACAACAAGAGCGAGAACATTTGACCAGTGCCTGATGATGGCGCATTTGTAAAGGTGAACGCAACGTTTGCAGTCAGCACATGGCGGAAATAATTTGAATCTGCAAGATTGACAGTATTTGCGCCATTAGTATTTGTATTTGCAACAATAAAGTCTTTGACCGCTTGCAACGTTCCACCAATACCAGGCCCAGTTGGACCTTGTGGACCAGTGACACCTTGTGGACCTTGCG